CCAGTCGGGTCCACGCCAGCGGTAGCGCCAGAGGACTTTGAAGTGTTGGTTGCGATCCAAGACTGAACGGATGCCAGTTCGCGAGCCGTTGAAGCGTTACCAGCGGCTTTTGCGTTGTTCAAACCGACCAACGCATTTTCCATGTCACGCTTCAATTCCTTACCACGCTTGGCAAGCTGGTAAGCCATCTCACGCTTGCGGCCTGCACGGTTCACAGCTTCCAGAGTGCCGGACAGCACAGTGGTCTTAGAGCTGATCTGCGTGTAGTTACCCAGACGGGTGGTCGCAGCGACTGAATCACCGGCTGCATCGTCACCTTCCACTTCCTTGTTATCGGAAACAGCGGCCAACGCATCGGTCTGCCACTCGTGGTAGGTGTTGGTTGCCTTGGTCTTGCCACAGGCAGACAGGAACGGAGTATCAGTCGGGCTGATGTTGAAAATGAGGTCAGAAAGGTCCTCACGGTTACCAACGCTATCGTATGCGTCGAAAGTGTTACTAGGCTGTGCCATCGTAGTCTCCTAAGAATTAGAGAAGATCGAAAATTGCAGAAGCGGCATCGTCGATTGATCCGGTCTTCCGCACCTTAGCTACATTGGCAGCACGCTTTTCAGACGAGACTTCAGATTTAGTCTTGGCAGCCCCGGGTTTCTGCACAACGGTCGATTTCGTCACCTTCTTCGTCTGCGGTTTTGCCGACTTCATCTTGTCGTACATCATCGCTTTGTGAAGGATCGAGACAGAACGGTGGTCAATCAGGCCACGGACTTCCTGCTCACTAAAACCAGTCGAAAGTGCATACTTGCGGAGTTCTGGCTTCACCTTGTCGAATTCTGGAATGGCCTCTTTTACAAGAGTCGCTTCCTCGGCCAACTTAGCCTGCCAGTTCTTTGCGTTCTGTACCGCCTCAAGTTGACTCATGCGCTGTTGTTCATACTGAACGGCCTGAATCCTTTCTTGAGTCTCGCGATACTCTTCACGCATCTGCATGTACTCAAATGGGTCTTCACTCTTCAATCTGCCCCAATCGACGTTCTGGAAGCGAGCAAGCTCGTTCGGGATCATCTGGGAGAGTTGTTGAAGAGCCTGTGCGTACTGCGCACGTTCCTGCTGAATTGCTTGCTCTTGAGCTTCAAAAGTCTTGCGTTGTTCAGCTAGATCGCTCGTCTTACGGGTGTAATCCGCTTGTCGCTGGTAGCCGTTCTGAAGCTCCTGTAGGGTGACCTCGACCGCTTTGCCGTCTACTTTGACGGTGTAGGTAGGTTCCTCAGATTCCTCAGACTCATCACTATCTTCTGACTCGTCGGACTCAGAGACTTCATCGCCCTCTTCCTCAACGATGTCTCCATCGTTAGCGGCTTCAGGTTCTTCCGTCTCAACTACTGGCATTTCGCCAGCATCTTCATCATTGGTGGCGTCCGGTTGCTCTGCTGAGTCCATCAACCCAATGAATGCTTCCGCCGCACTGTCCACATCATGGACAGCGGCTAGATTTACTTCGCTCATGTTGGCTCCTTGGGAGTCTCTTACGAGTTATTCCCGATCGAGTTGGATGCGAGCCATCGCTCCTGATTCAATTACCGAAACGACGGCGTTTTTGACTTGATCCAGTGACTTGATCGCCAGAAACAAAAATTCCCTGCCCTCGGTGTCTCGGACGGGGGTGTTCATCATTTCGTCGATCAAACGCTGGCGTACAACGGAAAACGCCTCCTGAAAAATTTCGTCTTCAAGGAGGCGTTTCGCGTTTTCACCACGGGAAATTTCAGATTCGAGATTAGCCAAAAGCTACGGCCCTCCCTGTCTGCATTTCCACCACGGCTTCGGCCTGCTTGAGACCGAGTTCCTGTTTCTTGATTGCCAGTTCTTGGCGTTTCACGGCGTAGTTGATCTGCGCCTCTTCTTTCTTCAGTTCCATTTCTTGCTGTTTGATTTGTGCATCCACCTGCGCTTCCTGCATCTTGAGCTGCAATTCCTGCATGCGGAGCTGGGCTTCCATCTCCAAGGCTTGCTGCTGTATGTCCGGCTGCTCAGGCGGCGGACCCGGCGGAACCGGGGTAATGAAGTCGTTCACATTCTTGATCCCGCTGTTCTTCAGAATCTCGGCCATCAAGTTGTAGATGTTGATCGGTTGGATCAGCGTACCCACGCCGCCGTTTGCGGCGACCATCTGCATCATTTGCGAGATTTGGGTGAGGTGCATCAAGTTCTGGTCCTTGTTGCCATACCCAAGCCCCACCGTCACGGTCAGGTCGGGATCGGCGTTCCAGTACATCGGCTGGATCGGCACAAACTCGTTACGCAGGCGAATCAGCCGCTCTTCCTTCTCGTGGTTGATTACGAGGCGGTACATCTTGCGGAACAGCTCTTTGACCCCGGTTTCTGCAAAGACCCGGGCAATCAGCTCAACTCGCTGCTGGGCCGCAGTCATCACCTGCGCCACACCGGAAGCGGTCTGATGGGACTTCAACGCTCCCTCATTCAGACCCTGACCGTTTCGGCTCACACCGCTGCGTTCTTCACGAATGCCATCCAAGTAGTCCAGCATCTGGAAGGTGTACGGCTCTAGCGTCGGGGTATCCAAACGGCTCACTGCACCCGGACTACGCACCCGCACTACACCACCTGGGCGAGCGGTCAGTAGGTCGTCTAGGTTCACCTGCCCTTCCAATACGGCATACCGGCCAAAGTTCTGCTGGTATGCGTTGTCGAGCAAGTTGCGCATGATGGTGGACTTCACAAGCTGCAAGTCCATCACCAAGTCGGCCAAGCTCAGGCCGTGGAATTTGTGCGGAATCTTGATCGGGGTAATGGACGCAAACGGCACCGCATCCACTTCCTCGTTGTCGAGCACCAAGTCCCCTACCAGAGTGACCTTGCGAAGCTCAGCAATACCATCGTCGTCATAATCAACTCGGACATAGCACTCATGTACCCACACCTCCCGCATCGACTTTTCAGTGATTGCGCTGTGGATGGCATCGGCGTCATCGAACTCAAAGCGGGCGACCCGCTCCTCATTCCACTCATCCGCATCCTCGGAGCCAACATCGTCGGGAACGTCATAACCCATCTGGCGCAGGTCGCTAATGGGCTTCTTGGTGCGATGGCAAACAAAACGGGCATCGTCGATTGAGCGAGCACGCTTGTTGATAAGAAATTCTTCAGGCGGGACCGCCATGATCCGTACCTGACCCGACGGCATGGTGCGGACAATCTCCACCTCGTGGGTGCGGCTGGTGATTTCAACCGGCTCACCGTCCATGCCCATCTCTTCGATGGTCACCTCTTCGGTTTCCTGCGAGATGATTTCAACATCGCCTTCCGCTTTCAACGCTTCCAGTTCGATGTCGCTCAGGCCGGAATACTCTTCCTTTTCACGGTACTCGGTCTCTTCCCACCATACCTTCACCACACCAACCTTCTGGATCAGTGCGTCCTTAAACCAGTCATACATGACGGAGAACCCGTCGTTCTGGCGGTTGAAGACATAGTTCAGGTAATCCGTCGCCTGATTGGCAAGGGCTACGTCTTCCGGCCCCTGCGGCTCACAACGCACCACGTCATCACCGCTGGCAAACACCTTCATCAACGAAGGCATTACCCATTCGACAACATCGGCTACGTCACTAGAGACAACGCTGGAACGGCCTTCAACCTCATTGCCGAACGGCTCACCCAAGTAATACTCAAGTGCGCGACGACGGCTATCGGACAGCTCCCCGCCGTCATAGCCGGAGGCTTCAGTGATTTCCTGTCGGCACTGTGCCTTTAGTTCGCGAAGTTCCATTCGGATTCCTTGTAGGTTTGGAAAGACGGGCTTGAATCTCTTCAAGCAGGGCTTTGAGTTCAGCGACTTCAGCTTTCAGCGCTTGAAACTCGGCTTGCTGCTTCAGGTTCATACCAACCCCAACTGCGGGTAGGTCAATTTCTTCTCCCAATTCCAGCGAGCATCAGCCCGATTCGCCCTACCTCTCTCCTGAACCGAGAGCACGCTGTAGCGAGCTGCGTCCACATAGTCATCAAAGCGTTCAACAATTTTTCCCGTGCCTCTCGGGTCACGGTGATAAACGGCAAGCTGTTCCATGAGCTTCGTACAGCTTGAAAAAATCTTGAGACGGCCATCCCTCATCCTCTCCAACATGAACATGATCCCGGCCTCCACACTGGCAGCGCCCTTACCGTAGGGCTTCTCACCAAGGG